AGGTATCATTATCTTCACAAGATGCTAAATCTATTAGCAAGTCAACGATTGAAAAGCTACTACTTTCAAAGGGAACTTTTAATGTTGCTGGAATAGCAGAATCTAAGAAGGTTTCTCCAATTAAAAGAGATGAAAATAATATCCTCGATACTAAAATGGACGTTACATCAGCCATCAAAACATATTCAAAATCTTATGTAGATGACCAATTAAGATCTGAATTTATAGAGTTGGCTATGGAAATATATGATTCTTACAAATCAGGGGTAAAAGATTGAAGCCAATCAGGTTGTATATTGAAGATTTTGTATGCTATTCATTTGGATTTATTGATTTTAATCAATTTGAGTCTGCTCAAATAATTGGTAAAATTGAAAATAATGAATTATACTCCAACGGTGTCGGTAAAAGCACCATCTTTAAAGCTATAGAGTATGTTCTTTTTAATCAGGCTGATGTTAATTTAGAGAAGATAATTAGGGATGATGCGCCTTTATGCAAAGTGGTATTTGATTTTGTTATTAATGGTCAAGAATATAGATTGTCTAGATCTAGAAGTAAAAAGGGGTCTACGGACGTTTCTTTCCTTCAAAGAAATTTGGTAGATGGTCCAGAAGAAGAAGTATATCATATTCTTGAGACGGATGGAATTTATCGACCAGTAGCTAATGACGATCTAATTAAGAAATATTGGAAAGACATTGGAGGTCGTAGGGCTGCCGATACTGAGAAAGAAATATCAAAGCTCATCAAGACCAATTTTAGTGCGTTTAGGAGCACTCTACACTTCTTACAAAATGACTTCACGGGTCTTAGCACCGTAACCCCAGGAAAGCGCAAAGGCATTTTAAGAGATGCCCTGGGGCTAGGGGTATATACAAAGTTAGAAAAGCTAGCCAAAGAAAAAGCAGTAGCAATATCTAAAGACATTGATAAGCACAAAACTCTAATAGAGGGTTTGGGTAATCCAGAAACTGAGTTGATAACACTACAAACACAATTATCAGATAATGAAACTAAATTAATTTCACAGAATAATGATTTGTTGATAGCTATTGAACAGCAAACGGCACAAACAGCAGTGGTAAATGATCTTGTTAATGTACACTCTGTATTAGTTAGCAAGTTCTCTTCTTTATTAGAAAAGGATAAGCAACTTTCTGGTGATAAATTAAAAATAGAAACATCTATTAAGGAATATAATACTAAAAGGTCTAACATATTAAAATCTGCTAAAGATTTGGCAGAAGATATTCGAAGGCTTAAAGAGTCTCAGGCTAAATTAATTGTAATAGATTATTCTCAAATAGATATTTTAACAGAAAAGATAGAGTTAATAAGGGAAGAAATATCTAAACATAAAGCCATAATACAAAGTAATATTCAACTGTATGAGGAGTTAATTATTCCGATTCCAGATGATAGTGTTTGTAAGCATTGTCGTCAACCCCTGACAGATGAACATAAGGTGGTTTGTAAAAATAAAGTTGCTGACGACATATTGCAGTGTAATAACAATATTGAGGCTGCAAAAAATATGGCAACATCTTTAACCGCTGCCATACAAAAATATACTCGTACTATTAATGATCTAAATCTATCCAAACAAAAGCTAGAAAATATTAATATTGAGATAGCTACAAAATCCAAGGAAATTCAGGATAAAAAAGCAATTCATGATGAGTATAAACAGTTATTAGATAAATTTTCCACGGATTTAGCTGAAAAAATTATAGAAATCGAATCTGTAAAAGAGGAGTTAAAGAATTCATCGATAGAAGAGGCTAATAATATCCAAAAACAAATAGAGCAAGCCAAAAAGCAATTGGAGATTATTAATATAGATATTGCTCAGCGTAACAAAGAGATTAGTCATATTAACTCAACCAAAGCAGTTATTCAATACAACATTAATCAATTAACCAAAAACTCCTTAAAACAAAAAGATCTAAAAGATAATCTTGTGAAACAAGAGAATGCGCTTAAAATATACCAACATGTTATACAGGCATTTTCTGCCGTAGGTATACCTAATCTGATAATACAAAATGTTTTGGATGATTTACAAATCGAGGCAAATAATCTATTGTCACAGTTAAAGCCCGGTTTACAGCTATCTTTTGTTATAGAGAAAACAAAAGGGGACGGCACTCAAGATGATACTTTAGAAATTAATTATCTTATGAACGGTAAACCAAGAGATTATGAACAGTTGTCTGGGGCAATGAAGTTGTCTGTGATTTTTAGTCTTAAGCTTGGATTATCATTTTTATTACAAAAGATGATTGGCACAGATATTAAGTTTTTGCTATTAGATGAAATAGATCAGCCTTTAGATAAAGCTAGCGTAGACGCGTTTGCTGATATTGTTAAGTTCTTTCAGAAGGATTTTAAGATATTGGTTATTACGCACAATGATAGATTAAAAGATAAATTCTCGCACGCCATATTAGTCGATCAGGATATAAATATGGTATCAAAAGCACAAGTTGTTTCATCTTGGTAAGGAGCATAAATGTATAAGATTGCTATTTCGGGAAAAGCCAATTCTGGAAAAGATACTGCGGCTAAATTAATGTGGGATGTGCTTGAGAGCCTCTTCCCATATAGTAAAACTCATTTATCTAATAGAACTAAAGCTGTTCGAAAAACAGCTTTAGCAAATCCTATTAAAGAGATGATTAGGTTAATGTTTCCAAGAACACCTAAAAAAATGTTGTATGGTCCATCTAAATATAGATCAACAGAAATTCCTGGTGCATTTAAGAATGGTATTCCGCTTACATATAGAATGTTATTGCAAGAGCTGGGCACTGAGGTAGGTAGAGGTTTTAAAGAAGATATTTGGATAGATGCATTAAATTATGAGATGGAAAAGGCAGAGAAGAAGGGATATCTATTATTTATAGTGACTGATGTCCGTTTTCGTAACGAATTCGATAATATAAAGAAGTCTGGATATACTATGATCCGTATTAAGAGAGATGAACAGTTAAAAATGAATCACTCTAGCGAAGTAGAGCAGGAGTCTATTTCTGATGATGAATTTGATTTTATATTAGATAATAATGGTACTAAAGACGATTTACGCTCTAATATTGTTGACATTTTAAAGAAGATAAGTTAATAAGTATATTTCTGCATATATTTTAAGATGAATGCAGATGGTCTAAAGAGCGAATTTGTTTCTAAATACATTAAAGATGGGGAGGGTAAATTCTATAAATTTCTAATGTTGTATGCCGTTAATAAGTTAATGGCGATTAGTGAGGGCAAATATAAAGGAACCTCTCCAGAATTAGAGTTTATGGATTATTATGATCGGCTCATAATATTGTATAGAAGAGAAGGTCAAACAGTATATCGTGATTTAGCAAGACTATTTCGAAAAGCCGCGCACAAGATTTATCGAATTATGCTTAAAAAAGATATGACACCTAGAAACGCAAGGTTTTTGAATTTGGTATGAAATGGCGATAATTAGTGTAACAATATTAGAATCAAGTGACCAAGCAGTGGCGGGTATTCCTCGCTCTGTAACCATATCTACAAATGTACCAGCAACTATATTTTATACTTTAGATGGGACTGATCCCACATTATCATCTGATATTTATATTGCCCCATTAGTTTTTTCTACAGACGAGTTAAAAATTGAACTACGAGTAATGGCAACAGATGGCATAACATTCTCTCCAATTATTATTGAAGAATATCAAACTAATATGTTGATGAATGCAAGATTGCCACATTCTGCTACAGACGCTCAGGCGGGGGCTAATATACCAGGATTATATCCTTATGGGTCTAATGCTCCTCAACCAAATGCGCAGTTTTTAAGCCCCGGTGAAGCCGGAATTACAGTAGATAATCCTGATTTAACACAGATACCAAATGCATTTGATGGCGCTGGTAATGAAACAACATTTACAAATAGTGAATATAATTTGGAAAATTATAGCATCGTTTATACAACCAGAGATGCTATAGGACAACCAACAGTTGGTAATCTTCCAGCAAATGTTAAAATAGAAGTACCAACGGATCCGCCAGAAGAAACCGAACAGTTTAGTAATTTATTTGATCCAAGAGCATTTGTTATTTTTCAGGATTATTCTAAAGAGAACCCAGATGATCCGCCACATATTAATAGGCAATTTTTCTCATTAGAAAATCCTGAAAAGGTTAGAGATGGGGTTAGCTATTTCAATAGTGGATTAGATTCTCCACCAGTAATGGGTGCATTTGTTAATTCTCATTTTAATCCAAGAGATAATACTATGACTTATTACTATTTAGATACACATGCTAATAAGTGGATTATTTCAAAAACACCATTCAATCCTAGCAGCAATCCTACAAATAATTTATCTGGTATGGTATTGTCTAGAAATAAAGGCGCTGGGATGGTTTTTCAGTGGATGCCTTTCACAAGAAGAGTTTTATTCTAAGATATGAAATTGGGAAAGTATCAACTAACAGCGTGGACAAGAAGTTATGGTGGGTGGTTTAAATATGATATTAACTATGTAAAAGAAGGCACCCTTTCTATTGCTTTGTATCATAATTTACTAGAATCAATAGAGATCGAAAGAAAGTTGCATAATAATCCTCAATTGAATTTGCCTTTAAATTCTATTTATAATCCCAATAATCCCATATTATGGACAGTGTATAGCGAACCAAATTGGTTTAGTGACATATATTACAATTTGTATGAACCGCGCCCCGTTACTGCGGCTTATATGAAAACTGTCATTGATAATCTTATAATTAAAATCGATAAATTAATAATATTTAGTTGACATATACAGTACTGGATGCTATAAATAGAAAAGAAATTAAATGAATAATGAATTCCGTTTGTCTGTAAGCAAAACAAAAACATTTTTGGATTGCAAGGCAAAGTACAAATATACGTATATAGATAAGCTGCCCCGCAAAACGTGGGATTTTCACACTATTGGCAAATTTTGTCACAAAGTGTTAGAAGATTTTCATAATGTTTACATAAATGGGTCTCAAGTTCCTTACAACGTAACTATGTCAAAAGCTTTTAAAACGGCTGTAGAAGAGTATCGTGATGAACTTACTTCGGATATGAAGAAAGAATGCTGGCAAATGATTGATCAGTATCTTAGAATAGTCACGAGTAATAAAAAAAATAATTTGTCAGCGAACGTGCTCGCATGCGAGAAAAATTTTGAATTATTGCTAGGCGGTGGCAAAGTTATTTTAAACGGCATGATTGACAGGGTGCAACTTGATGATGATAATGTGATACACGTCTGTGACTACAAGACATCGAAAAATAAAAAATACCTCAAAGATGACTTCTTTCAATTATTAACATATTCCTATGTTATAGTTACAGAAGATCCTAGTATTGAAAAGGTCAGAGCCTCATACATTTTGTTGCGACATAATTTTGAGTATCTTACACAGGAATTTTCTAAGAAAGATATATTGAAGGTTTCAGATAAGTACATCAAATATGCTGATTTGATATTAGGCGAGAAGAATTTTGATCCAAACCCAACTAGTTTATGTAGGTTTTGTGATCATGTAAATGTTTGTCCCGAAGGTAGAAAAAAAGCCGACCCAACCAAAATATATGGTGCAGTAGATTGGTAAATAAGGAATAAGAGGAATTATGGAAATTGAGATAAAAGAAGTTGAACCATGTAAGCTATCAATTCGTTATATTGCTGATGCTGGCGAGATTCTAGATAAGAGGGGCGAGGTTTTAAAACACTTCAAGAAGGCTCCTGTTCCAGGTTTTAGGAAGAACAAAGCTACTTTAGATGCTATTAAAATGCACTATAAGAGCCAAATTGAAGAGTCTTTAAAACGAGGGCTAGCAGAAGATGCTTATCATAATACTTTATTTGAAAAGAAATTACGCCCACACGGAGCGCCCCGTTTTAATAATCTGTTAATGTCTGACGGTAAGTTTACATGTGATTTTGATTTAAATGTTAAGCCAGAATTTGAATTAACCACATATCGTGATTTTGATTTACCAAAACCGCACGAAGTGATCTCACCTGTTGAGTTAACAGAAAAGATGATGCAAGAACTTCGTGTTAGATTCGGCACATCTACTCCATACGAAGAAGACGATTTTGTTCAAAAAGGAGATAACATTATCGTAAATTATGTGGGCTCAGTAGATGGCAACAAGATAGATCAACTATGTGCCGAGGGGGAGATGCTTACAGTTGGTGCTAGTCAGTTAAAAGATTTTGATGATAATCTTCTTGGCATGACATTATTAGAAACCAGGGAATTCGACTTAATAGTTCCGAAAGATGGATTACCATCTTTGGTTGGTAAGTCAATTCATTTTGAGGTCACATTAACTATGGGAGCCAAAAATGAGCCATGTTCTCTAGATGATGAGCTTGCTATTAAGTTAGGAAAAAAAGATTTTGCTGAACTCAAAGAGTTTGTCTCAAAATCCGCTGGAGCCAAGTTAGCTTTAGCCCTAAAGACACAAATTAATGATTCTGTATCTAAACACTTGGTAAATAACCATAAGATTGATGTACCAAATTGGTTAACATTATCAGAAGCAAAGTATTTAGCCAATCAATCTAAACTGGATTGGGATACTATGGTCGATATGGATAGACAAAAATTCATGCAAATGGCAGAAAATAATGTTAAACTATCTCTAATTTTAGATAGAATCCGTGACGCTGAACCAGAAGCTCAATTGTCAGACCAAGAAGTGTTTGAGATAATTAAACAAAATATCGCCCAATCTCAAACTAAATCATCTCCAGATGATATTATTAAAGAGATGAATAGGACGGGATATTTACAGATTCTATTCTCTAGAATTAGAGACGAATACACATTAGATTTCGTTGTAAAAACTGTTAAATACGTAGAATAAGGAAGAAAAATATGAGTGACTCAGACGACAATATGCCAGTAACATTTCCAGAGAAGTGGGTTAAAGTTTTAGGGAAAATGCCGGAATTTAAGGAGACGGCAGATGCAGCAAGCACTGAGGAATTAAAGAAGATCGTTGTTACTTGTGAAGGAAACATCTATACTATTGAAAAGGAACGAGAAGCTGATGCAAAGCTTAATTCCGCAAAAGAACTAGTAAAAGAATTTTCTGCACCATACAATGATGCAATCAAGTATCAAACAGTGAAGGTTAAGTATGCTATGTTTTTGCTTGAGGGAAAGGGAGTAAATCTCGACAACAAGGATTGAAATGAATCTTGAAAAGTTTTCTATTCAAGCTTGTTGTGGCAAAACATCTACTATTTATAAGATAGACCGACCCATTAACTCCAATCTGTTAGCAGCACTTGTTGCGCTAGGGTTTACAGAATTGGCTCATTTTACTGCTGCTGGAATACTATATGCCGATAATAAGGACTTTATAGTAACAGGACCAATTGGTTCTAATAGACTCCAGGTCAAATGTAAGAGAGACAAGTGTGAACAAAAGCTCAATGATTTAGAGGTGTTGCTTAAACAGATTGGATAAAATATGGAAAACTGCACTGATTTTGCAGAAAAATCACATAAGAAAGCAGCCTTTATACACAATCTCATATCTACTTCATATCATGAAGCGGGACATGCGGTTTATGGGCTGCTTCATCTTATGAAGGTGGAGCTTGTGCAGGTAATGAAAGAGAAAAATAATTTTGTTAATGGGCTTACTCATTTTGATTACATTTCAATATATAATGATACTGCCGAAGACATCAAATTATCTGCAATATATGCAGAAATCGGTTTAAGGTACGCAGGATTAACAGCGGAGAAGTATCATTTTAAAAATATATCAGGGTCTGATAAGTTTCCGATGTTTCTAAAAAATGGATCATCTGAAGATACATTACACGCTGCAAACTTGATAAAATTACATAACCTTGCTCCTCCAGGCAAGAAGAGATATGTATTTAAAAAGAAATTTATTGCTTATGTTTTGAGTAGGTTACAAAATAATTGGGGGGATGTGAATTTAGTTGCGCACGGTTTATTTCAAAAAAAACGACTATATTACACAGACCTTAAATCATTACTTACCAAAAAAAGCGAAAATAAAGAGTTTTGGCGAGAACAATTTAAGGCAATAGATTATATTTACAAATCTGGAGCCCTTGACGACAATAAATTACGAATTATATTGGCAGAGCGCGGCGCGCTATAAACACATCGTATTCCCTAGCAAAACATGCGTGACCTATAATATTAGGTTAAAAAAGCTCTATAATGAGTGTGACGTGTATTTGTTATAATACTTAACAATCAATGGAAGTAACATGACAGATTTTGTTTCATTACATAACCAGACAGATTTTTCTATTCTAGATTCGTTATCCTCAGTTAAAGACTTGTTCCGTAGAGCAAAAGAACTTGGTCAGTCAGCAATCGCTATAACAGACCACGGCTCTGTTGCTAGTGCTTGGGACGCTCTTAAAGCCTCAAAAGATACCGGCGTTAAATTGATTATTGGGTGTGAATATTATTTTCAAAACGATATCTCACAACCATATGATAGATTAAGACACTTAGTACTGCTAGCAAAGGATGCTACGGGATATAGAAATCTATTGACCCTTAATAAAAAGGGTTTCGACCAAGGATCTCTTATTGGTAAAAGAGTATATTCTATTATTGATTGGAAGTTGTTAGAACAACACTCTGAGGGGCTAATATGTCTTACTGCGTGTGGCAATGGTATTATAAGCCAGCTATTGATGAATAATAAGTTTGATGAGGCAGAAGTCGCACTTCTTAAGCTAAAATCTATATTCAATAATAATTTGGGGTTAGAAATACTTCCAAATAATATGAAACGAGGATCTAATGTCTATAATGATGAGATAGATCAAAAGTTTCTTAATCATAAATTAATTGAACTTGGTAAAAAGTATGATATTCGTGTTGTGCCAGCATGTAATTCTCATTATATTATGAAAGAAGATCATGAAACACACGATGTTTTATTATCTATTGGGTCTCATCAGCCAATTTATTCTAACTATAGGCTGCGCTATCCGGTGCCTGATTTTTATTTGAAATCAGGTGAAGAGATTCATAAATTCTTCTCAAGAAATTATGGTGAGGAATATGCTGGTCAGCTATGCGCCAATAGTATATATTTCGCTGAAATGTGTGAAAAACCATCATGGATTGACCCCAAATTCTCAAATCCGTCTGGAAAAGAGCTTCCGATTTTCCCGGTTAAAGATGAGCCAGACTATTTAGAGTTTTTGGCGTGGTCCGAAAGACAGCCCGAAAATATTAGATCTTTAGATGAAGATAAACAATATCTTAGATATCTTTGTGAAAAACACTTTAACAAAAGAATCAAGGGGATTCCAGAAGATAAACTTCCAGAATATAGAGCCCGTGTCGAAGAGGAGCTTGACGTATTAGAGTATCACGGGTTTTGTAGCTATATGCTTATCGTTTCAGACTATATTAACTGGTCAAGAAAGAATGGCATAGCTGTAGGAGCGGGTCGTGGTTCTGTTGGAGGATCATTGGTGGCATATTTATTAGGAATACATCAAGCCGATCCAATTAAATATAATCTTATTTTTGCTAGATTTCATAATAAAGAGAAGTCTAGTTTTCCTGATATTGATACGGATTTTGCCCCTTCTGGACGAGATAAAGTCAAAGAGTATCTCAAACGAAAATATGGGGAAGATCATGTTGCTCACGTATCTAATGTAAACACAATTACTCCCAAAGTTTTTGTCAGGGATATTGCAAGAGCCTGTGAGCTTGGGGGCTCACGAGACGCAGCAGTTAAGGTTGGTAACGATGTAGCTGATTGTATTCCTGCCGATATCCACAGTATAGATGAAGCTTTAGTTAAAGTTCCATTGTTTGGTGAATATTGTAAAAAATATCCAGAATTCATTAAGTATAAGGCTATTTGTGGCAAATATCGCGCGTGGTCTACCCATGCAGGTGGTATTATCATTTCTCAACGTCCATTGACTGGGTTAGTTCCATTAAGAAAAGATAAGGATGGAGCTTTAGCGATTGAGTATGATAAAGAAAAGGCGGAAGACAATGGTCTAGTTAAGATGGATATGTTAGGTCTATCTACTTTAGATATAATTAGCAAGGCTCATCAGTTAATTTTAGAGGTAGGTAAAGAGTTGCCTCCAGATCCATTAGACTATGAGGTATATGATCAGGGCACGTATGATCTTATTTCATCTGGTGACACATTTAATATATTTCAACTTGGAACTAGTGGCGGAACTATTGATTTATGTAGAAGAATCAAGCCAAAAACAATAAATGACTTGGCAAATATAAATGCATTGGCTAGACCTTCAGCAAGGGATATGCGTAATGACTTTATACTTACTCGTGACGGTAAGAAACCAATGACATTATTACACCCCAAACTTCAGAGAGGTTTCGGGGGCACATATGGATTTGGTCTTTACGAAGAATGTTTGATGTATCTAGCTCAAGATGTGGCTGGGTGGTCACTACATGAAGCAGATCGTTTGCGTAAACTAACAAAAGCCAAAGGTAAAGATCCAGAAAAGGCGCGTAAGTGGAGGATTGAGTTTTTAGAGGGCTCAGTTAAAAATGATATCAATGAGGATATAGCAAAAAGAATTTGGGATGAAGTTGTAGATAAATTTCAGGGTTATGGTTTTAACATTAGTCACGCCGTTCTATATTCTATGATTGGATATCAAACGGCTTATCTTAAAGCCCACTATCCAATAGAGTTTTTGCTAGCAAATCTAATGCATGAAGTAAATTCTAATGCTCAAAATTCAAAAAGCAATATTGAAAAAACTAAGCAAGAGTTAAGGTCTCATAAAGTCAAGATTATTGCGCCAAACATTAATGATTCTAAACTTACTTATACAATTGTTGATGGTAATAAGTTAATCACCGGATTAGATGCATTAAAATTTGTTGGGGATGAAGCTATTAAGGACATTATTGAAAAAAGACCATTCAATAGTTTTTTTGATTTTATGGTTAGAGTAGATTCTAAAAAAGTGAGAGCCAATAATATTCAAGCTTTAGCTGCAAGCGGATGTTTAGATGATTTTAAGATTCCTAGAAAGCTTATGTATCTATATTGCGCAGATTATCGCAAGAAATTGCAGGTATGGTGTAAGAAGCACGACCCTAAAACAGAAGAATTTGTGTATCCTTGGCCAAACGAAGATGAGTGGACAATTCCAGAGATATATGCACTAGAGCAGTTTTATTTAGGAGAATCTTTTATTTGTAAAACACACCAAGCACATGGTAAATTCTTTACAAAAGATCATAATACAATAAAAGACATAAGAAGGTCTAAAGATAAAACAACTATTCCTTCTGTAATTGCAATTGTAAAAGACTTTTTTGAATTTAAGGTCAAAAAAGAAACTAGCAAATATTATGGACAATCAATGATTAAAGCGGTTATTGAAGATATGTACGGGGAACAATGTTCTTGTACTATCTTTCCAGATAGATGGCAGAAAGTACAAGATCGTTTGAAGCAAATTCACAGCAAAGCTGAGTTTGAGGCTGGACTTGTGATGAGGTTTTCTGGAAATGTTAATACATACGATGATAACACCGGAATTATCTTAGATAATTTATACGATATTTCTATGGTTCCTGCATTGCCTGCCGATTTGAAAGCTAAAAAGGTTAATCTTAAAGTGGCTAAATCCAAATTAGCACCCGCTGATTTCAAAAATCCTAATGAAATAAGTGGATTACAAGAAGAAATAGAAGACGAACTGTATGACGAGGGCTTAATCGATTTGGATGAAGAATCCTATGATTGATGATATATAAGATATTAGGATATAACAAAATTCGTTACGAAAATTAAAAAAGATATATCTGATATCATTTGTATATGCATAACGGAGAATAAGATCATGAAACTAGCAGATTGGGCAAGAAAACAAGGCATAGCGTATCTAACCGCATACAGGTGGTTTAGAGACGGCAAGTTACCAGTAAAGGCTTACCAATCTGATTCTGGTACAATCATCGTAGAGGATGATGATGATAAACTGGAGCAACCAATGCTAAATAATCTTGCAAATCAAGATAGTAATATTTTTGGTGTGGTACTAAAGAAAGTGGTTGAATATAGTAAAAATAATTCAACCATAGAAGATTTTGCTGCATATATACTTTCTAATTTTTCTCTTAAGCCTAATTCTGGGACAGACTCTCCTAGGTATTCCAAGAACAAGCCTAAGCCAGAAGATATTCAAAAGCATTTTCAGCAATTTATTCCCAAAGGTGAAAGACCAAAGCCGAATATGTTTGTTACAGATGATTTAGATGATTTAGTTGAAGAGGATGAGTTTAAGACTGCAGAAGATGCGAAGTCTATAAATTCCTTTGATTCTAGGAGTTTATCAACTTCTTTCTGTAGTGTAAGCGGGACAACTGGCTCTGATGGCATGGCTTATAGTAATTTAATAACTCCACAAAACTATACCGTTTCTACAAGACCTGCCTTCAGACGCCTGTCTCGTTCTAATTTAGATGACACAAGAAGTTTATCAGATATTAAGGGATTAGTGGAAGAAATTAGTGATTGCGATTTAAATGAAGCAACAACTACTGGACCAACTGGAGCGTTTAAACCAACTCAAAAAGAATTGGAACTAGCAAAAAAGGCATTTAAACCAGCTCCGCGTAGAAGAGGTAGAAAACCATCCAAGAATTCAGGAAAGAATAATGAACCCAACAAGTAAAATAAAAAATATAATTGCGTTACTGGTTGCTGCACAAAAAACAAAGATTAATACGAAAATAGGTTCTATAAAGCATAAGTTTATTGTAGAACGTGTTATTCCATATCTTACAGCATATGTTAGAGAAGTAATTATTGCTAATGGACTTAATCCCGACAAGGTTCCCGGTCCAAAACCAAAAACACTTAATGATTACATATCTGATACATTAACTTTATTACCCGCCTTATTAAAGAACCATGGCATTGAGCCAACAAGAGGTAAAAGCACTAGCTTTAACTTTTTTGTACCTAAATGGGTAAGTGAATCATTTAGAGACCCCTCTAAACATCCTCTTTATAAAGTTCCAATGAAAAAAGAGGTTATAGAAGAGTTGCAAGTAACTTTGCCAACAGACACCTTATCTAACGCCATAAATAATTTTAAAGATTCTATGAGTGATATAATAGGGACAATGCTTGAAGACTCTAAAAATGAAGAGGTCCAACCAGATAAGAAACCCGCCGCCAAAAAGCCAGCTACTAAGAAGCCAGCTACCAAGAAGCCAGCTACCAAGAATCCAGCTACCAAGAATCCAGCTACCAAGAAGCAACCAATTAAGGTTTCAGTAGAAAGAGATTGGAACGGATCTTTTAGGCGAGTTGCACACAAAGAATAACCCACTGATATAAATAGTAGTATATATAGAAGGGCGCCATGATGAAATGTATGTCTTGTGAATCAGAAATAAATCCAAAATGGAAACATGCTATAGATAGTAATGTGTGTCCATTTTGTGGAGACAGTGTAATGGAAGATAAATTGAAAGATTTGTTTTCTGATTTAAGGCTTACTATGGAAGAGTTAATACAATATCCAGAGCAATTACACGATTGGTTATTATCTAATTATGGTTTTATAAAAACGGATTCTCCTGATTTGCCAACATATTTACCTGCCGAGTTTATGAAACAATTTAATGATAAGGCTAGTGCTAAAAAGCCACAAAAAGATGTTGTTGAAAATGGCAAGTTTACTGTAAAAGTACAAACAGAGCAGGGCGAGGAAGAGGTCCAAGCGGAGAGAATTCAAAATGAGGAGAGAACGAATTCTTTCTTTAAAAGAGCCGAAGCCGTTAAGCCAAATATCGATGGTTTCAATTCAACGGCAGAAAAGACTAAACATCTTAAGAGCATGGCTAATCAGATCAAAAAAGCGGGGACAGCAATGTTAACAGCCAATTCTAGTGGATATATCTCTGCTGAGATGATGGAAAATGCAGACCCCGAAGCCGTTGCCGAAATGCAAAGTTTAATATCTGGCGGTGAAATTGCATCTTCGTTGCCAGCATCTGGCGATGATGAGATACCCGATATTGTTTTACAAATGGCAGATAAGAGTGCCGGAATGAATCCTGCATCAAAAAATGCTGCAGATTTATTAAAATTACAACAGATGCAACAGAGGGTTCAAAATTCAAGAATGAATTTTGAGTCTGGTGAAAATAGAGGCAAAGGCGGATTTTCAAGGTCTGGATAAAAGAAAGTGTAAGTTATGCCCCTTATTGTAATTGATAATAAGCGTGTTGATTTAACCTATGATGAGATTCAGCTTTATAATAAAATAGTTGCGTCTTATACTAATTTAACAAATAAAGGCGAAGATTTATTTATTGATTTATTTGAGACAGATGATAATGGTACTATCATCTTTCTAAAACCACCATCAAAAAGACAGACGAGTTTTGAGGTATTTTTATTTCTAATGGCAGTTATGCAGCAACAGCACATAAGATTAATGTATAAACAAGTTGAAGATTTGTGTGCCCAAGTGAATGAAAAACTAAAAGATAAGTAATTTTATAGTATTGCCTCCAAAATTAACAAAATATCGTTTGTCGAGAGAAAGTTCCAAAGATCCCATTATTATAGAGGAAGTTAATTATGACGAATAAAGTAAGTCTCAGTGATTTTCTAGGCGACAGTTTGGAGGAAAATTTTTTAGAATTTGACCTAACTAGTATTCAAGAAGTCTTAGAATCGTTAGCTGAAGAGAGTGCTCATGATTTATCTCATGCAGAGTTATTGCAGCAGAAATCATTGAGGGGAGCAGATATACTCAGTGAGTATCTTTGCAAAATAGTTAAGACAGTAAGTTATTTGGAAACTAAAATAAATAGTACAAAAAATAAAGTGTCCCTTGAGTATACTGCTCCAGAAGGCACAAGAACTACATCAGAAATGAAAAAATGGGCAGGCGAATCATCATCAGAAGTTGAGGAGTTGCAAATCAGATTGGCAAAAGCTAAAGCCAGTAAGATGGTATTAGAGAAGAAATATGATATTTTAATAAAAAGCCATCATCATTTTAAAGATATTGCCTCCGGTATGCGAAAAACGATCCTCGGATATAACTCTGGTACAACAGAAAAAGTGCCCGAAGGCTACGAATGAGCGGAGATAAAATGGCAAATAAATTAGATGCATTTTTTAAGAGTTACTCAGATTCAGAAGAACAATTAGATTATAGAATGGCTCATGAAACGATTGGAGAAAAGGTTCCAGTTGTATCAACCGGCTCATTATCATTGGATGATGCGTTATCAGCGGGCGGTTTGCCAAAAGGAAGATTGATACAATATTACGGTCCTTCAGGATCTGGTAAGACATTAATGTCTATGATTGCAATCTATGAAGCTCAGAAACAAGACCCAGACGCTCAACAAGTATTTATAGATGCAGAACAGACATTTGATCCTACTTGGGCAGAAGTTTTGGGTGTAGATACTTCTAAGATAATTCTTGTAGAAGGCGATATGGCAGCCAATGGACGTAAGTGTTTTGAAATGCTTTTAGGTGTACCAAAAGAAGATGCCAAAACACATATATTAAAAGGTAAGTCAAAAGAAGGTCTATTGGATTTAATTATCAATAAAGAGCTTAACATAAATATGATTGTTTTAGATTCATTAGGGTCTATTCTTCCTCCGGGCGAAGACACTTCTGCTATTGGTAAGATGAATATGTCGCTACTAGCCAGATTCTTAACCACTACATTTAGAAAACTTAGTTTAGAACTGCATAAAGCCAAGGTTCCATTTATCATAATTAACCACAAGAAAGATAATATGGATCCATATGGGGGAGATCATACATTCTCTGGTGGAAATACATATTCTCATTTTTTGAGTGCAAATGTTTATTTTGAAGCTGTTCAAAGAAAAGATGCAATGATTCTTGATGAAAAAGAAAATAAGATTGGTCATCCATTAAGGGCGACGGTTGAAAAGTCTAAGTTTGGACCTTGGCCAAGAAAATGTGAATTTAAGGTTAATTTTGGAGTTGGTGTTATAGATGTACATGAAGAAATTGCGCAGTTAGCGCTTGATTATAATGTAGTTAATAAACCAACATCGGTAACGCATGAATATGGCGACAGGAAGTGGGTTGGTTTTCCAAAATATTGTGAAGCAATTAAAGATGACCCAGAGCTGGCTGCAGAATTAAGAGTAAAGATTGGTATGGCAAGGGAAGCAAAGCTAGATCAAAAGAGACTTGAGCAAGCGTTAAGAAAAGTTGGAAGGGCTGCCGAAGCAGTATTAGATGCCGTGGAAGAGTCCAAAAAGACCAAAACCAAGAAAGCAAAGGAAGAATAATGTCTAATGATATTGCGGTAAGTATATCCAACAGGGTTCCTAATGGTAGTTTCATATTGAATAAACCGTCGTATTTAATTACATTGGAAGAAAATTCTGGCAAGACAAAAATTACGAAATACTTTATTACGCTAGATAAGCCTGAATTTTTAAATGGATTTGTGCAGGTGAAGGGATTATTTGCGGAAAAAGAGATGACCGAAGAGGTTGTAATAAATAGTTTTTCCTCGATCTTGACATCTGCCGATAAAGGGTTATTTTTGGAGATGTTATTTCCGTGGCACAAAATTTGTAGCATACGAAGCCTCGTATTTAAGGCAAAATAAAGCCGAAAATAATGAAAATAGTTGATAAAAAAAGGTGATAAAATGATATCTAAGAGCAATAAAAATGTTCGTGAGAACAAAACAGAAAACGCTATATTAACCGGCGTTTTGACGGTCCTTGATAAGAATAGAGTTTGGACAGGAACCATGACTGACTTGAATAAAGAATTAGTCAAAAACCTGGGCAAAAGGGCACCTTTGCCGCGCTCCCCTAGCGCGCTAAGAATTGTCTTAAATCGCGTAGTCAACAGACTTCGCAACAGGGGAGTTAGTATTAAGTTCGGTCGCACAACTGATCATATGCGTACTCGCTACGTAAAGTTTATTACACGATAATGTGTAATGTCTGATAAATTAGGTAGATTGTTAAATAGATAAACGTACTAGATTGTACAGAAGATAATAACATTAGGAGATCAAAATGACAACAACATTTGGTGAAGTTTCTTGGAACGATGATGTATTTTCCGGCTCAGAAAAAAAGAATTCGAAAGATCTATTCTTAAGATTAGATGAGGGCTCAAATGAAATGAGACTCATAACACAGCCTTTTCAATATTTGGTTCACAAGTATAAGAAGGAAGGTGATCCTGGATTTGGTCAAAAGGTAAATTGTTCTGCCGTTCATGGCAGTTGCCCGCTATGTGCTGCTGGTGATAAAGCCAAGCCACGTTGGTTGTTAGGTGTAATCAGCCGCAAAACTGGCACATATAAGATTTTGGACGTTTCTTTTGCGGTGTTTTCTCAAGTTAGAAAGTATGCAAGAAACACAGCGCGTTGGGGAGACCCTACCAAGTATGATATTGACATTGTAGTCGATAAGAACGGTGGCGCAACCGGATATTATGCCGTCCAACCTATTCCAAAGGAACCATTATCTGCCGCAGATCAACAAATCAAAGATTCTGTTGATTTCGATGATCTAAAGCGCAGAGTTACTCCACCTACACCAGATATGGTGCAAAAGAGAATTGATAAAATCAATGGAGTAACCGGGGAAGCCGCAGAAGCTGCACCAACACCAAGTGGTAAGGCAGCAAAGGCAGCAACCAAAGCCGCTCCTGCTCCAGTAAATATGTCTGAAGAAGAAGATGAATCATTTCCAGCATATGATGGCGATCAAGCCAAGTAATCATAAAAGCTAGAAATATTAAGGGACTTAAGGTTTAACTACTTTAGGTCCCTTTTGCTTTTTCTAGTTATATACTTCACATGAGCAACTTATCTACAATAGAAGAACTAGAAAAGATTTTGCTGTTCTTGAAAAGGATAAAAAATGTCTAAAGTGCTTGGAATAGATATAAGTTCTACGACTATAGGTTGGTGCGTTTTAACAGTAAATGATCTGACAAAAGAAATACAATTATCTGATTATGGATATGTAAAACCCATTAAAGATGGCTACATTATAGATAGAATGGTTGATACTAGAAACAGAATATTATCTATCATTAAACGACATAATCCGGATTATATTGGAATTGAAGATATCATAAAATTTATGAAGGGCAAGAGCACTGCAGATACAATTATTATGCTTACTACCTTTAATCGTATGATAGGTTTGTTATCATATGATTATTTAGATAAAAAGCCTGAATTATTCAATGTAATGACTATAAGACATGGTTTAAAAATGGGAAAAATTCTGCCCAAAAAAGAAGAAATGCCAGAGCTTGTCGCTAAACATTTAGGAATTACATTCCCTTATAAGTACGAGACTGGCAAGCGCAATAAAATTACAAAAATTGCAGAGGAAAGTTATGATACTGCGGACGGTATTGCGGTTGCGCTTTATTATGCTTTTGTATTAACTGGTAAAATAAAGCGCAAAAAACAAGTGGTAAAAAAGAAAAAAGCAGCAAAGAGAACTAAGAAAGGTCTAAAAACTTGAATTTACAGGAAGTCACGAATATATTAGAATTATCATCTGATGTTTCTCAAGAGAAGAGTAAAGACGATATTGATGTTGAAATTAAGAAGTTAATAAAAATTTGTTCAAAATGTGGATCAGAAAAAGAATATGTTCTTTTTACAAAGAATATATGCGAACAATGTATGAAAACAATAAGACACGATTATTATCTAAAAAATAGAACTAAAATTAGTGAGAAGAAAAAAATAAAATACATAGAGAATAAAGATAATATTGCGCTAGATAGAAAACTGTTTTACAAAAACAATAAGGAAAAGATATTAGCAAAGGTAAAAAAATATAGAGAAAATAATATAATCAAGCGTGCCGAATATTCAGCCAAATATAGGAAAGTTAATTTACATAATATTGTGCGCAAAAATTCTATTTATAAAAGGAAACGTAGATTGTTTGATCCTGCTTATAAATTAAGAGATAATTGTTCTAGGTTAATTAATCACGCCATGCATGGATCTAAAAACGGTCAATCGATATTAAAGTATCTTTATTACTCTATGGAGGAACTAAAACATCATTTAGAAAAGCAATTTGATGAAAAAATGAATTGGGAAAATTATGGATCTTATTGGCAGATAGACCATATTATTCCACAGAGTAAATTACCATATACTTCTATGGAAGACGATAATTTTAAAAAGTGTTGGTCATTAGATAATTTAAGACCCTTAGAAAAAATTGCTAATATTCGAAAGGGAAATAAATTAGTAGGTAAAGTATTATGAATTTAGAAGAAGCTTATCGCATACTTGGGTTATCTTTAAATTCCTCTAAGGAAGAGGCTAAAAAAAAATATCATATCCTAGCAAAAGAGTTGCATCCCGATATAAATAAAGACGCTGGTGCCGAGGATAAATTCAAAAAAATTAATGAAGCCTATAGTTGTGTGCAATCTGGAAAGGGAACAGATAGAGAGGAACAAACTTTTACTAGAAACCCCTTTTCTGGATTCGGTTTTCATCCATTTAGGCAAAGACAGAGAAATTATCAGCCGAGAAATGTCCAAGTTGATACAACTATATCATTTAAAGAATCCGTATTTGGTTGTAAAAAAGATATTTCATTCAATCATAAAATAAAATGTTCTGAATGTAATGGAGAAGGAGAACAACAAATTAACAACGGCTGTAGCAAATGTCATGGTATGGGTACTGTTACCCAGCAGCGTGGTAATATGATATTTACACAGACTTGTGATAAGTGTGGTGGTGTTATACAAACTAAGCCATGTGATAAATGTAAGTCAAGTGGAGCTATAGACGCACAAGCCTCAGTTCAAGTTAATATACCTGGTGGTATCAGAGATGGGAATATATTAAGACTTAGTAATATGGGTGATTTTGTTGGTAATTTTATGAATACTGAACAGCGTACTGATGTTCACTTAACCGTTACTGTAATACCTCACCCAAAGCTAAAGTTGATAGAAAATGATGTTGTACTATTATTGCCGATTTCTTTGTTAGAAGCCCTTTCTGGATGCACCAAAACTGTTGAAACTATAAATGGATTTACTGATGTAGAGATTAAGCCCAAATCTAGAAATAATGAACAAATAATCATTCCAAATTTAGGGGTTAATAAACAAGGTTCACAAAGAGTTATATTAGATGTTAAATATCCAGACAATATAGATGGTCTTATTGAGCACCTATCAAAAATTAATCTAGTCGCCTAAGAGGTATAAATGTTTTCAATGCCATGCAATAATAAGGGGTGCGGAAAAGTCCAAGAACCTTATATAGACCCTAAAGATGATAAGGTTTATTGTTCTCTGTGTAATAGAGAGATTGATAATGTAACCTATTTTGCTAAAATCCAAATGAAGAGTTTAAAACAATATAAACCAAAGGTTGCCACATCTTTCGCCGTAAAATGTGATAAGTGTGGTAAAGAGGCTCGTCCTTTACTAATAAATGATGATGTCATTTGTGCTGGATGTAAGAAGCCTCTAGATAAACTGAGCGTGCCATTCAGGAATATGTTAAAAGAGAAGCTTAAGACTGTTGGTAAAGATGTAGCATAAGGAAGTCGCTATGTTAGATAAAATTGTGGAGTCATGTAGGTATCTATTAAATAATTTTCCAGAGGCTCAAGAATGCAGAGATTATCTTAATTCTAGAATAAATGAAGAAAGTCAAGAACGATTTCAATTTGGGTTTTTCCCTAAAATACATGACTTGTCGGCTCTAACTTCATTAGTTGGTGAAGATATTTTAAAGGAAACAAAGCTAATATATACCAAAGATATAAGTGACTCATACTCTCCAAGGAGTTTGAATTTTTGTTTCTTTGATCAACATCCGTTGATTATGCCTTATAAAGATGCATATGGAAGAACGGTCGCATTAGTTGGAAGAACTATCTTATCTGAAAATGAAAGAGAAAAATCAAAAATAGCTAAATATAAAAACACAGTTTTCCAAAAAAGAAATTATTTGTTTGGTCTTAATGAAAGTAAACAGAATATTTTAGAACAGGACTGCGTTTATATAGTGGAAGGTCAGCTTGATGTTATCAAATCAATTGAGTCTGGATTTAGAAATGTAGTGGGATTAGGAAACTCAAATATGACATATTATCAATTTTCTATCATTAATAGATACACCAATAACATATTCTTATTATTGGATAATGATGAAGCTGGCGAAAAGGGAAGAAAACGTATAAGTAAGCTTTTTGGACAATATGCAAATATACGAAATTTTTACTTACCAGATCCGTATAAAGATATCGACGAATATCTATCAAAAAATAGTTATGAGTCTTTATCTTTTGTTGTTAGAGATTGACAACGAATTTCACTATTGATATATTTTGATTTAAACCAACTTTGCACCAATCAGGAACCAATATGAATAAAAGACAAAATAGAAGTGATCGTTATCAATGGGTATTATTAGAAACGGTGTGTTCTAATGATATGATGGAAGCATTCTGTAATGAAGACGGAATCTATAATAGATTAAACCCTTTTGGATATAATGAGGACCTCATGGAATTAGAAGACCAACTTAAAATTGAGTTTTGGAGAGTTGTAGACACATTATTAACTCCAAGACAAAGAGAGGTTATTCGATTATACGCCGATGGTTATACTCAAATGGAAATAGCTAAGATGCTAAATGTTAATCAAAGCTCCATAACTAAGTCCTTAAATGGAAATGTGGATTACAAAAATGGTAAGAAGATTTATGGCGGCGCTCGTAAGAAAATAAAAAAGATTATTGAAAATGATGAGCGCATTAAAGACATACTAGATAAGATGCGAGACATTCGTGATGAGGCTTGGTAACTGAAATACATATAGCAAAAACTAGATATTGGTAATATTTTGGAAATACAGTGATGGTCTATCACTAATAAGTACAGAATATTATCAATATTTCTTTATGTATAGTGTGGCATATTCTGTATAATGGGAGACGCGATGTCGAAATTTGCGATAAATTACTCAAACTTGGAAAACACAATTTATAAAAAAGCGTATCGTCTTGAGGACGTAAAAGACAGTATTGAAAGAGTAGCTTTTGATGTGGTTAGATTTAAAGACGATGATAATGGCGCAAATTTGTGGCAAATTCAAAGTGCAGATGATGGCGACTATATTGTGTCAATTTATGAGCCAGACCCTTTAGAAAAGATAGCCAATAATTGGTCTGTATCGATTAATAAGATGAGTGGTGATATGCAAATTTCTTATAAGGGAGATCCTTTGCTTAGGATGGCTTATAACAGATTAGGTATTCCTCGTTCCGAATTAAATAAAGCAGAGCAATATTTGCCACAAAAACTTGCTGATAATAAGAAATTAGTTAAGTCTCTATTAAATGAACTTAATGAATCAGCTAAAAAAGAGGTATTAAGTAAATACCCTGAATTGGTTTAAATTACGGAATAG